GTTGATTAACAACCGGATTGCTCATTTGGACACCCATCCACCCAAGATGAAGAGAGGTCTGTTTCGTAAGTCCAACGACAAGGTGGTATTCATCCCCAAGGAAGACGGGGACGTCGTTATGTTGGAGGAACCCTCTGACGACGTTCAGTATGCCGCCGGGTGTGACCCGACGGATGGCGCCAAGAAGGAGGGCATTGGCTCAGACCTATCGTTCTTCATTGCGAAGGGTTTGCACTTGGGGGAGGAGGAAACGCACAGCGGTGGGGCTGTATTGCAGTATACGGCCAAGCCCAAGGATATGAACGAGGCTTACGAGCAATGCGCTTTAGCGGTGGAGTACTATAGCAAGAAAGGCACTTGTACGGTCTTGATTGAAAGAAACAGGGCACGGATGATATCCTACTTCCAGGATCGGGACTTGACGAAATTCTTGGCGAAGAAACCGCCGAAGATTGGTAAGTTGGCCAGACCGGGTAATGTCGTGGAATACGGCGTTTACATGGACGAAATGGTCAAAGACCAAATGATTGGCGTTATTGATGATGACCTGACGTCCAACATTGAGCACTACCAATACTCCGATTTGTTGTCGGATTTGGCGAATTACAACCCGGACAACAAGAAGAAAAAGTACGACCGTGTGGATGCCTGGGGTCTTACTTTGATTAATTTACGAACCGTAGCCAAAAGCCGTTTGTTAAGAAAAGAGACAAGCCATGACCTGTTCAAGGGTTTTGACTATGTTTTTAGTAAGGAGGGAAAACTACAACGTAAATGAGCGCTACCGCAATACAAACTACTTTCCCCAATATGTGGGTCCAAGACTCACAGAAAGGGGAGGATTATCACAAGCAGGCCATCTTGGCCATTCTTGGGCAGACGGTTGCGAACGGCTATATTCCCAACCTTTATACGGCCATGGACCGGTCCATGAACTTCTACAACGGAGACTACGACCTTTCCAAGAAGTTTGACTTCCTGCAGAAGGACTACAACGGACGGAGCCTTCCGGCCTTATGGATTAATTTCAACAAGATCCGCAACAAGATTAACCTCCTGGAAGGAGAGGTGGCTATTCAGAAGTTGGACGTATCGTGCAAGACGCTGAATCGCGATGCCGTATCCCGCAAGATGAAGAAGAAGTCTTCCATCATTGCCCAGAAGATTATGATGTCCATCATGCCAAAGATTGACCCTACGGGGGAACTCATTGAGATGAAGGAGCCGGACTTTCTTCCATATTCGGAGGAGGAGTTGGACCTCTACATGCGTTCCTCTTACAAGGAACCCATTGAGCGTACCATGGACTCCATCTTACGCTATGAGATTGAGAGGGACAAATACGTGCAGACCAGGCTTGCCTTTTGGAGGGACATCCTCATCACCGGCAGGGCTATTGGCAAGCACGAACTCAAGTACGGAAAGCCACACATCCGGCGTGTAGACCCACGCTATGTCATCGTGGACCCTTACGTCTTTGACGACAGCTTTAGCACATCGGCATTCATTGGTGAATGGCGCTACGCTCCGGTCACGGAGGTCTGCGACACCTATGGCTTGACGCTTGAGGAGTTGAACACGATAAGATACGACCAAGGCTCTTGGCTATGGGGCGGTTATTCGCAGAACGGAACGAACTTCCTATTGCCCTACATCACCGTGAACAATCAGTTCATGTGCTTGGTATTTTACGCAGAGTGGAGGGATATCCGCCAGGTTCGGGCCAAGGTAACCGTGGACCAATACGGCGGTGAGCACGTCAAAATCCTTGGGAAAGACGAAAAACCCAAGTTGACAGAGAAGGAGAAAGAGCACGGCGGACGTATTGAGACGAGGAACATTGAAACGATCCGCAAGGCAACCCTTGTGGGGTCAAGCGTCGTAAAGGAGTGGGGGGAGATGAACAACATCGTCAGGGACAGCGTTGACAACCCGGTGAAAGCCGAGTACAGCTATACGATTATCTCCCCGCAGTACACCAACTTTAGGACGGTGTCCAAGGTCGAGGAGATGTCTGCCCTGCAGGAGTTCAAGGACCTGATCATGTACACCGTGCAGCAGGAGATGTCCACGGCAGGCCGTAAGGGTTTTGTCTACGACCTTCGCTACAAGCCGGACAACCTGCAGTTGCAGGACGTGATGTACTACCTGAAGACCTCTGGTATTGCCTTTACGAGCAGCGGACAGGAAGCGGTACCGCCTAACGGTAACCCATTCCCAAGCATTGACACGGGTATTTCGAATTCCATTAATCTGTATTTGAACCTGGCTTCGTACATTGACATGGAGATTGACAAGATTTCCGGAATCAACGACGCGCGCCAAGGTTTTCAGAAAGGCGACGCCCTTGTGGGTGTCAGCCAAATGGCCGTTATGCAGAGCAGCCTGATTACACAGCCGTTGAACAAAGCTTTTGAAATCTTTGAGAACGAGTTGTTGCAGAAGTACGCGAACTACATCAAGACCATTTTCCCATTCTTAAAGGAGCAGTATGAGCCTATCGTATCGGAAATCGGCGTTGACATTATGGAGATTGACGAAGATGTACCTCTTCAGGATTATGGTATTTTTGTCAAGGTTAACTCCGATGATATTATGAACAACCGACAGCGGTTTGAGAGCATTGTTACCACGGCTGTACAGTCCAGCAATGTTACTCTCGCCGAGGCCATGGTTCTACTCTACAACCCTGACACGAAAGAGGCCGTTAAGAAGTTCTTGGCATTGCAAGACCGCAAAGCAGCCCAGGCACAACAAGCCCAAGAACAACAGGGCGCCATGCAACAGCAGCTCATGCAACAACAGATTCTTGGTGATACCGAGAAGCAGATTCAAGTGGATCGGGCCCGTTCCGAGAACAAAGGTCAACTTCAGGTGTTAAGAGAAGAGTTAAAGAACCGCACGATGGAACAACAGACTCAACTTGATATGCTCAAAAAAGAACAAGAGCAGAACTTCGACCTCATCTTTGAGGCATTAAAAGAACAAAAAACCCAATAAACATGTCAGAAGAATTAGAACAACTAGCCCTTCAGAAGCTGAATGGCGAACAGGGAGGTGTTGCCCTTAGCGGTGACGAGAACGAACAAGCGGCGTTGGACGCCCTTAACGGTCAACCTGAAGCGCCGCCACAAATTGAACCACAGAACCCTGAGGACCCAGGGGAACCGCCGGTTGATTTAGGTGGAGAGCCGGAGGGAGGCGAACCTGCAAACGAAACCGGTACAGAAAATGTTAATGCAGATGAGAACCCTAATACGGACCTCAATTTCGACATTGACCTTGACGAAGGCGTTCAAGTACCTGCTACGGATGATTTCGTAACAAAGTACAAAAACGAGTTTGAGGAACTTGGACTTGAGGGAGTTAATACCTCCCAAGATTTTGTAGAAAAGTTCAAGAGCCTAAAACAGGAACTGGAGGAAACGAAAGAATCCACCAAGACCGTCTTCGCCAACGATATGATCCGAGAGGCGAATGAGATCATGAAGCAGGGAGGTGACTGGCTGAGTTATTTAGGCTTGTCGACTCTTGATTACGATTCAGTCCCCGATGTGGAACTTTTATCGTATGAGCTTAAATCCGACTTTGATACAAAGGAGGAACTTGATGAGTACATTGCCTCCCTTGACGAGACCCAAATTCGCCTTAATGCGAAGAGGATACGAAAGGACTTGAAGTTGCAGCAGGATACTCAGAAGCAACAGATTGCCTTACAGGCGCAGGAGCATCAGCGTGTTTACGATGAGAACCTCCGCAAGGCAATCAACGGCATCGACAAAGTGGACAGGGTTAAGGTCAAGGACCAGGACCGTGCAAGCATCCAAAAGATGCTCACCACCTACAACGATAAAGCCAAAGCAACTGAGTTCCAAATCAAGCACTTCCTGAAGCCTAATGGAGAACCGGATTTCCAAAAGATGGTGCAAAGCGCCTACAAATTGGAGATGTTCGACAAGGTACTTGAGTACGCTACCCGTAGCGCCAAGAATTCAGGAAAAGCCGCTGTGATTCAAAACTTGTCCAACGTAGAGAGACCGAAAGCAACGAACATTGCTGAGACTACTCCACGAAAGGCTTTGTCTACTGTTGAATCAGAAGTTGAAAGGTTGAGAAAGGGTGAGAAACCTTTATTCTAAACTTAAACAAACAAAAAAATGGCTTACATTAATACAAAAAATCCAAACAATCTTGCTCCCAATACCATCAGAACTGGTAGTGTGGATAGCACCTACGTTTTTGGTGGAATCCAAAAACCAGATTTCAGCGATTACATTACGTATCGCTTTCCTCAGTACACCATTACAACTCTCTTGAGCCGTATCGGTCGTAAGAACCCTGTTGTTGGTAACGACGTTTTCAGTTGGTTTGAGAAGGGCAAGTTCCGTCAATCGGTTACTGCATCTGCTGCAACTGGTGCTTCTGGAGACACAACCGGAACGGTTACTTATGCATCGGGAACCCAGGCTTCCTTCTTGGTTGGTGACGTTATTCGTTTTGAAAACGATGTATACGCCACTATTACTGCCATTCCAAGTGGCGGCGGCGGTAATGGAGCTTCCGGTACTTTAACGCTTGCTGCCTTAGGTTCAAACTTTGGGTCAGCCATTGCGTCTGGACTGAAATTTGCTCACTTGTACAACCTACAGCCGGAGTATTCCGACAGCCCATCCGGTCGTGTGTGGCAAGAAAACCAGGTGGACGAATACCTCGGTATCATGCGTCGTTCTGTGATTTGTTCCACAACTCAGGGCTCTAACCTCAAGTGGGTGAAGAAGTCTGACAGCGAGTGGTCTTACTACTACATCAACGAGATGGAGACCATGCAGGAGATGGCTATGGACCGCGAGATGTACATCTTGGCTGCAAAATCAAACGGAACTGCTACAACCGGTAACGTAATGTCTGGTCGCCTTGGTGGTAACGGTATCTTGCAGCGCGTCATCAATGGTGGTGTTGTAGGAACCTACTCCTCTGCTATTGCCGAAACCGACTTGGCCGAGCAAGTTCGCCTGATGTGTTTGAACAGCAACGCAACCGAGTTCACCGTCCTTTGCGGTAGCTCTGCCTATGCCGACGCTCAGTTCGCACTCCGCGACTACACCTTGAACGGTGGCATCAGCTTTGGCGTGTTCTCCGGCGATGGTATCATGACCGGCTTGAACATCACCAAGTACAAGTTCATGGACAAGATCTTGAACTTTGTTCTGTACTACCCATTCGCCAACGAGGCTCTGTTCCCTGCTCCTGCCACTTCCGGCATCAACTGGGATAAAGCCATGTTGTTCTTGAACATGGGTACCGACGATCGTGGCAACCCGCTCATCAACTTGCGCTATAAGCAAGACCTGTTGGGCCAAAGCCTTGAGTTCCGCCGTACCGTCCAGGAAGGTATCACCTCTCCAGAAGCCGGTGCCGGAGCCGCTCGTGCTAACGGTAAAGATGGATTCACCGTAGACTTCTACTCTTCCATCGGTGTTGAAATGCGCGCAGCCAACAACCACGGCTTGTTGTACGCAGCGTAACCCCTCTTAACAGAGGAACGAAGCCCTCGCCCCAAAGGCGGGGGCTTTTGTTTTGGAACTAATTGTGGTGTTCGTTGTTATTAGGCTATAAAATACAACAAATGGCAACAACTAAAGACTTTGAAGCCTTTATGCTTCAATCCGGGAACGGGGGAACCTTTCACTTTTCCGAATACCGTACCCTTGACGGGAAGATCCACCGGCTCACCGAAACCATCCTCCCGGATGGTCGCACAAGGTACAAGCGTTTTCACTTGAACGCCGATGAGCCCTACATGATTCATAAGAGCAACGAAGAGCTCATGGAGTTCTTTATGAACCACCCCAACAACCCTGAATCGCCATGGTTTAACGGCAAGGCTTTGTTTAAGCGCTTACAGCCCGAGGTTGATTCACAACAGCGCATTGAAGACAAACTCTTGAACGCTAAGGCACTTACCCTTGCTTCAGAACTGAAGGGCCGTAGGCTCTTGGAGGTTGCGTCTCTTTGTGGTATGTTTTACGATGAGGATAACGAAATCGCTGCCTTTGAGGGCGTATTGACCTTTGCTGACCGGGATCCCAAGCAGTTCTTGAAGATTTACAACATCCCCAATAAGGAAGCCCGTATGCGTCACTTGGTGCGTACAGCGATCTCTCGTGGCGTTATTGCAACCGGCGATGGTGTTTACCGCTTTGGCAGTTACACGCTTGGTGTTGACGAAAACTCAACCATTGGTAAGCTCGTCAACGAGAAGGAAGTCCTTGAGATGATTGAGAGCCGTCTTGGATTCTTGGAATCCGACAAGGAGGCGAAGGCCGAGAAGCCTGCCCCAAGCGTTGCCCCAGAGCCTGCGCAGAAAGAGCCAGAGATTACGATGGCTGATATCAACAAGTATGCCAGGAACAGAAAGCCACAATAAAATTGGGAGCAACGAATGAAAAATGGGCGCAAATGCGCCCATTTTTTGTTTTATAGCACTATTGAACCCAAGGCAAAACCTATTTGTTAAATGAAAGATAGAGATATAAAATGACGACAGCAGAACTAAGCTCAAGGTTTGATTTGATTTGCGACAAGGTGGGTTCTCCCTACTTTACTGCATCAGAAAAAGCCGATTTCTTCAATACGGCTCAATTGAGCATTATTGACGAAATTATCTTTCCGACCAAGAAGCAGGACCGCAAGGACGTTGACATTTTTGACTTCAGCCGGGAAGACGCTTTTCAACAAGGCATCGGTACTTTGGTAAGGACTGCTACGGTTACGGGCATTGCATCCGGGACCACGAGCATCACCTTTAACCAAATAAACACCGCCTTGGTATCGGGAACCGTATACAAGGTCATAGATTTCCTCGTACAAGCATCTACAGGCTCTACAACGACCTACAACAGCGCTAAGAGGGTTAGGACCATCAATGCAGCGTCAAGGGTTTATGGGAACCTCAGGACGTTCAATTCCTTTACCAACAACACGGGTAGGTCTGCGATCTACACCATTTCTTCCTTTGCATCTGGTACAACCGGAACAACAAGCCAGGGACGGATTGAGTTCTTCCCTGCGGCGCCTGTATCCGGGAGTTCCTACCTGGTTGAGGTGGTCGTGTTCCCAAGGGCCATCAGCATAACCGGTAGCGTGGTTAACCCAGAGATTGACGCTATGTTCCACAATGAACTTTTGTTTCGGTCTCTTCAACTTGCCGGCATTTCCATACGAGAAAGTGAGTTATACCAGGGCGCTAACTTAGAACAAGCCAAAGAGCAATGACTAATACCGTAACAATCGATCAGGTCATCAGCAACGCGATGATTGCCTTGGGCATGGAGAATGACCGTTACAGGGTCATCTTCTACGAATGGGCTTTCCAGGGTCTAAGAGATATCGGTTTGACGACCATAAGCCTCACGACATCGACTGGAACCATTACAACGGGCAATACCTTCCCCATACCAACGAACTGCGTTTACATCGATTCTATTGCGGTCAAGAACAGCACGGCAGGGACTGTGGCTTACCCCATGTTTGACTCCAACTATTGGTCTTCGGTTCCGGATGACGATCAGACAACCTACGACAAGGACTATGTGGTAAGCAAGCAAGGCTCGGACCTCGTGTTTAGCACGACGATTCGTGGCAATTCCTACGACCAGGTGATTATCCGGTACTACGGCATGCCTGTAGACTCTGATGGTGTCCCATTGATTCCGGAGTATTATCTGAGGGCTATTGTCGCTTACATTGAATACATGTTTGTGAAGAGGGAGCGTTACCGCAAGCGGAACGAGATTCCAATGAGCGAGATTCAGGTTTTGTACCAACAATGGGTAACCCTGAAGGCAGACGCTATGTCTAAGCGTAATCAGCCTCAGAAGCCTGAGATTGAAGCGGCTATTGCTACTTGGCTTACGATGTTGCCAAACCAAAAAAGATTAATGCGTACACCCAAAACGCCTAATTAATGGAGATTAAAAAGGAAGGACAAGCCTTTTTTAAGGGGATGAACAAGGATTTCTCCCCGGCCTATCAGCCGGAGGGAACCTACAGGAATGCATTAAACATGGAGCTTACCGGTGCCGGTGAGCAGATGATCATCAACCAGATTAAGTCTTCCTTGCTTTTGCAATCCCAAGAAATTGCAACAGGATTCCCTGTTGAAAACATTAACATCCTTGGCTATACTGTTGCTAGGGCTAAAATCAATAATGTCACAAGGGATGGCTTTGTGGTCTATTCTTATGTTGATGGAAATAGCGGAGGCAATGTAAATAATTACATCCATTTTTTCGCTCAAGACTTAACGTATGCTGATGGAACTATTCATGAGATATGCAGCGATACTACAGGTCTAAACTTCCAGGCAACCGGAAGCATTGACTCGTTCTTTACGGAAGACAGGGAAAACAAGGCGGTTTACTTTACGGACTTCAACAACACGATCCGTAAGATTGACATGGATGATGCCTTGTGGCCTTATGCGTCCGCATCTTCATTGGACCTTATCTCCAAGGCGAGTTCAGCCATGAACATGTCAATTACATCTGTAGGTAATGACGGGTCCCTATTGGCCGGCACATACCAATTTGCCTATAGGTTTAAGCAGACCGCAAACCTTGAGACAACAAAGTGGTCAACCTTTACAAACCCTGTCCCGGCCATACCGCTTGCTTACACGACCGGTACGTCGATTAACTATTACGGAGGAGCAGTCGGACAGCAGACGAGCAGGTCAATCAATTACTCTATACCGGTAGGTAGCGGAGAAACAATCTCGGATTACGACAAAATAGAAATTGCTGTTGTTAAGAATAACGACGGAACTTATGTCCGGCAATTGGTCGCTTATGTGAGCGAAGTTACAAACACGATAACGAGTGGATCAGGGACGGTGAGCGGAACTTACACGGGCACCGAAAACGAATACGAACTGTCGATTGACGAGATAACCTTGCCTGATGCGCCGGTTGAAACCGTCAAGACGATTGTTGAAAAAGACAACAGGCTTTTAGCCGGCAACATAAAATACTTCAATAGGCGAATAACCGATAATGAGGCGCAAGTCATAGAGGCTAGGACAATTCGCAGAACAATTGATTACGAAGACCCAATCAACACCAACAAGTATAGGGGATACTTTAGGGACGAGGTTTACCGCTTTGGTATAACCTACCACGATGAATACGGAAACTGGTCACCAGTTAAGCCTATTAACTTTTTTTCATTTACAAAGGACACACCTAAGACTGGGGTTTCCACAAGCGGGACAATTGCCACAGGGGGTGTAGACTACAACAAAAACCTCATAGAGGTGTCGGGCAGTTCAAACTGGCCAACAGGGTCTACGGGTTATGTCCAGGGAGAATCCGTTTCGTGCACTATGGTTATTGGTGGATTGACAATCAGTTTTGAAACTGAGATTGAATCCGTCTCTACAACGCGAATATTTCTACTTTGCCCTGCAAGTGTTTTGGCTTCATATCCGACGCATAGCACATTCCCGACATTGACCGGAACAGCTACCCTTATTCCATTAAAGGGCAATGCTTATAGCCATTCATCAGACGCATTTTCATGGAAGTTTCCAAAAAGGGAACATCTTGGCGTAATAAATGGCGCAACCGGAACGTTTGGAACTCTAGAATACGGAAACTACTCTTTGTTGGCAGGGCTTGAGTCGGGAGACTTACCACAAGCGTTGGGTCTTGGCCTTAGCATTTCAGGGCATCCCGAATGGGCAAGAGGAATGGCTGTTGTTAGAATGGACAGAGATAGGGACATCGTTTACCAAACGCCTATTGTCCCGGCATCAATGTATGTTGGTGTTTGCACTCAAGGAAGAGATCCAAATGGAACTAGCAATGACTACACGGTTACAAACGGCGTTGGAGAGCTAGATTACCTGGGGCCTAAGTGTTTGAAGATGGGGTCTGCAAGAAACATGGAGGTACTTACTCCATTTGGTGCGGATCAGATTGTAGAGTTAGGCACATGGCATCTTCCTGCATACCAAGGCATAAATAGCATACCCGAAAACAGGGTTATGTGGAAGAAGTGTTTCGCTCCGGCAATTGACTACGTTTATAACGCAGCCGGAACGCCATTGATAACCACCCCCGATCTTGTTTCTTTGAATTTAGACATTGTTGATGTTTGCGGGTTTAAGCTTTCATCCATAACGCCTACGACAACGACTTCAAGCGTTTCTGCTTCTGGTGGGATGTCCATATCTTATCCAACGGGCTATGTGGAAGCAAGGGTTTATTCTTGTCTTGAACACAGGCTCCATTGGTATCCCAACAATTACATTAACATGAGGACCCAAAGCTCCGCAGGAGTTAGCGGGAATTACGTTAATACGTACAACAGGAAGATACATGAGTCATTCCTTCAGGTAAACGGGATACAGACTGCATCTTATGTTGGTCAGCAAAAATACAGCGATGTCCTTACGAGTCTTGCAAGCACGGGTTTAGCTTTTGCTTATTATACAAGGACATTGATGGATTTAACATCTTTGTCAACAACTCAGCTTGTTATACCCATAACAAAGGGTCAGTCAAAAATACTTTTGAGCACCACGGAACAGGCGTCTTCAGTTAATGGCTACCCGGCTGCAGGCAGGAGTGGTGTAAATTATCTTTTAGCAGGAACAGACCTAACGAGTCAACAAAGAAACGCGTCAATTGACATGTCTTCGGGTTCCACAAATCCCGCTCTTTGGACTTCCAACATTGAAGCACAGAGGTCTTTGGCTATATCGCTAAATCAGTTTCTTGATGACCCGCTGTACTTAATTACGGCCAATTACTGCCCATTGAGCGCAGGTCAGTTTGGATACATCCCAAGGGATACAACAAATACGGGGAGGACTAATACATTCGCTAGCGTAGCTTTTGCTCAATACCTAAATAATTACAACCCTACAGGTGGTACAAATCAGCTTAGAAATGGATTGATTTACAACAATCCGTTTATGAATATAACGTGGAACGGAGCTGGCGGTGGATTAGCCAATTCAGTGCTAACGACAAATGTGCCATTTCTTCCTAGTTATCCAAGAATACCATGGGGGGACAGCGATTTTGCGGCTGCGGCTCCCATAGAAAACGTTGATGCCGGTGTTGAGTTTTCATTAACAACGGGAGGAACATCTTTCAATCAATACGCAAGTCCATCGACCGATATGCAGCAAGCGCTCTATGTCGCAAACATAAGAAACGGTAAGCAAGACTCAAGGTACGGAAACCCAAATCAAATACAAGAGTATTTTCATACAGGGGCGTATTCTTCAATTACGGGTACTAGTCAAACCGTAACACTTGAAGTTTGGGGAGGAGATTGCTTCATATCAAAGTACCGATACAAAGTAAACGACGAATACAATGTGCCCGCTTACTATCTTCCAAATGCTAGCGGAACTTATGGTCTTAGCCAGGACATACGTGACGCTTGTCAGAATGTGACCACTTTAGGGCTTATTTCAAGGTCTTTTAAAACCGGCACAAAGACAAGTCCCGAATACATCGAGATGTACATTGAGGGAGAGGCAAATGCATTCTACAATTCGGATAAAGACCGATTCCCTTATTACAACATCACCGGAGCTACTGCAGGAACCGTTGGGCATTACCAAGCCGATGCATTCTACAACTACAACTTCGGGTATTCCATTGAGAACTTCCCTAAGTCTTTCTTCTCAGAAAATAGACTTGTCCAAATCTCCAACAACTATCCTGCAAGGCTCATCTATTCGGATGTTCGTTCCGCAGACTTAGGCGTTGACGGCTTTTCAAGGTTTAGGGCTTTTAATTACTTTGACATGGACGAGCGCTATGGCAAAGTCACCAAGATTGCCCTGCTCAACGACGCAGAGCCAATTGTTGGACAAGACGACGCTGTATCCTTGCTGTACGTCAATAAGTCGCTCACAACGCTTCAGGACAACGAGGTGTTGACCGTACAGGGCGGAACCTACATTAGCGAGAACTCACCGCCAAGGTATCTCACAACGAACTATGGCGTAGACCTTATTCGTTGTATGATTCCAACGGAAAGCGGTGTTTATGTTTTGGACACCAAGCGAGGTGTTCTGGTGAACATTTCCGATGGGGCCAAGATTGTTACGCTTGCAAGGATGGAAGAAGAGTTCAGGACCAAATTCTCAAAAACGAATGTTCCTTGGCTTGAGAACTCCATTGAGATGTCCTACGATCGCGTTGACAAGAACTTGTACATTATGGGCTACTTGAGGGACGATGAGAATCCATATGACAACAAGGACACCAATGTATGGATGACCTACAACGCCAAACTAGACGCTTTTGTGTCTAACCTGGATTGGACCGTACAGGGCAACGGCCATGGAGGCAAATATGGCAACAGACCGTTGTACATCTTTGACCTGAATGGAAGCACCTACATGATTCAATCACATAGTGCGAACCAATCACACGACAAGATAGACTTCCACATCAATCAATGGAAGGGCGGTAACGGGTATTTAGACCTTCTTACCGGACAACATATAAAGCTAGTAGCCGCAGAGATTGAGTACGTCTTTAACAAGGACGTCAATGAACCAAAAGTCCTGGACATTGTTGGTATTAATAGTCAGTCTCTTTTCAGTGAATACAATGTCACAGCTTACAACGACACATCAACATTGGCGTCCGACACTACGGGCAACCAATCGGCAAGTATTGTAAGTCGTCTTGGCATGGCTACAGCTAACATCATTCGTGGTATGGCGGGGAAGAGACTTGTCGGATCTTATCACATCATAAAGTTGTTCTTCAACAATACCGGTAGTGCCATAAACCTTCGGTCAGCAGTCAATCAATTCAGAAAGGTCTTCAGATAATGGATCCAAGTTTATACAACCCCGTCATGATGCCGAGCCGGACAGACTATGTCCGGGAGATGGCAGGCAAAGCCAAAGAAGAGCAACAGGCCAAGGTAGCCCCATGGGCCCAGGCTATTGGCACCGGATTGGGAGCCATTGCCGGGTCTTTGGTCGGTATGCCTACTTTGGGAGCAAGCGTCGGAGGCGCTCTTGGTGGAGCTGCTGCAGGCTTGTTTGGAGGTGGAGCTGCAAGGGAAGCAGAGCAGAACGCTGAAGAGAGCTACGATGCGATGTACGCCAGCGAAATGGCCGACAGAAACAAGGCCATTTCTGACGCTATGGCACAGGTAAGGCAAGACGCTTACCTTAACGAAATCCAAAATATGCGCAAGAATGTTATGCCTAATAGGGCTGAATACCTTAAATTTGTATAGAAATGGGAGAGCAAGAACTTAACAACATATACGCTCAAATGCTGAGGTCAAGAATGGGTGTAAACCCATTGATTTCGGTCGGTGCACCAATAGCCGGTAACCTCGTTTCCGCATTGGTATCCAATCAAGCCCGTAGGAGGGCTCAGGAGCGACTCAATTCGTTGCAGACACCCCAACTACCGGCCTTCAGGAGAAATCCTCTCCTAGGGCAGAGAATCGCCCAACAGCAACAATTGGTTGACCAACCCATGATGGGCTATCAGAGAGCTGCCGATGAGCAGGCAGGCAGGCAGTTTGAGCGTGGCAGACAGATTGCCGCTAACCTGGGCGGTGGTGCCGGATTGGCCTACATGCAGGGCGTTAGTTCGAACATTGCCAACCAACAGCGTAAAGGTCTTTTGACCGACATGGCTATGCAGCAAAGGAACAGAGCTGAGTTGGATCAGTTGATTAACATGCAAAACCAAGAGATGGCTCAAGAAAGGGCTCAAGAGCAACTTGGCTACCAAATGGCTATGCGTGACTTTATGGACCAAAGGGGTAGGTTGCAGTCGGATATAAACCAACAGCAGTCCAACATTGCCGCATCTCTTGGCGGTATTGTCGGTGACATCCCTAACTATGCTACTGCATTCAGGAACTACAACACAATGAGAAACATGGCAATGTCTGGAACGCAGAGTCAGGCTCCCGCTTTTGAGAACCAATTTTTGCAGACGGGATCGCTTACCGCTAATCGTGGCACAACGCCACGCCAGGCGATGCTGTCACGTCTTCAGACTCCAACCATGACGCAGGAGCAAGACTTTCTCGTTGACCCGAGGTACTCTATGGCAATGGGCATTATGCCTAGGTTTTACAGATAATTATGGCAATTGAGCTAACTCCCGACGTATCGCCAGAATCCGGCGGATTTGGATTTCAAGTACCTGTGTTCAGGATGAACCAAGGTGTCAACGCTGCTACGGCAAACCCACTTTCTCGTGGAGCCATGGGGCAACCCATGGACATGGTTTCCGAGTCTCAGTTTGGGCTAAACCCAAATGTCTTGGCGATGGCTGATGAGGCCGCAAGGCAACAGTTTTACACAGGCGTTGATGAGTTGAACCAATTTGTCAACAGGGCAGCCGAGTTTGGTATTGACCCAAGCAAGGTGGATATGGCATCACCCGATAGTTTTGCTTTGAACCAAGAGTTTCGCAAGAGGGTCCAGGCTTTGCAACAGCAAGCCAGGGGCATCACAACAGGTGCAGCACAGCAGGCTATTGTTGAAAGGGAAGAACAGAAAGAACTCATGAATCTGCAAAAGCAAGAGGCTCTTCTAAGGGCAGACTACCAACGCGGAGAAAGGTACTTGACTCCATTCAGCAACTTGGAAAAGTCCTTTTATCAGACATCTTTGAATCAAGACCCAAGTCAGCGCAAGTCTGTTGCAGAACTTGGAAACAAACTTATTGGATCTTACCAGTCATCTATTGAGAAGATACGAAAGGCAACCAACATTAACGAAGAAACAAAGAGTGCTCTTATCGGTGACATTGAAGGAAGAATTGAAGCAGCTCAACAGTTGATTCAGAGTCCAGTAATAAATCAGCCACAAGGCCCCAAGCCTGAAAAAGCTCCTGCCGGATTAGATTATTTGACCGGATTAGCCCAAAAGGGTCAATTGGAAAGAAGCGTGAAAATCGCTCCCGCATATTCTAGGGTAAAACGCTTTGGTCAGACAAACGTAATTTCTAAAGGAGCTTTTGGTTTAAAGGATAAAGAAGAGGGGATAGTAGATGTTGTTGGATTTGAAGAGGGATTTGTTTACTTAGATAAAAACAATCAACCTGTTCCTGTTAGAAAGTCCGAGAGAGGCCTATATCCAAAAAACATAAAATTAATGCCGGCAACATTGGCAATTGGAAGAACCAAGATTTTTGACCCTGGTGGAGATTTGTCTATTAGTGAAGGCAAGGTCAAAGGTAAAAAAAGCGAAAGAACCGCTGAGGTTTCATTTGTTTTGAGCGAACAAGAGCTTAGTAATATGATTTCTGAAGGGTATCCAAACAGCGAAGCTGGAATGAC